GACACCTGGCGCTGGACGCGCACCCTGGCCGACTACCCCGCCAGCGCGGGCTGGGCGCTGAGCTACACGCTCATCAACGCCGCGGCCAAGATCACCATCAACGCCACGGCCTCCGGTGATGACCACGCCGTCACCGTGGCCGCCGCCACCACCGGGGGCTATGCCGCCGGCACGTATGACTGGCGGGCCCGCGTTACCCGCTCGGGCGAGGTCTTCACCGTGGGCGAAGGCCGCCTCACGGTGCGCAACGCCTACAGCGCCGCCACGTTTGACGCCCGCAGCCACGCCCGCAAGACGCTGGACGCCATCGAGGCCGTGATTGAAAACCGCGCCTCCAGCGCCGTGGCCGAATACCAGATCGCCGGCCGCCAGCTCAAGAACATCCCCGTGGCCGATCTGCTCAGCCTGCGCGACAAATACCGCGCCGAGGTCAAGCGCGAAGACGCCGCCGCCGCCGTGGCCGCTGGCCTGCCTGACAGCCGCCGCGTCTACGTGAGGTTCGGATGAGCAACTTCCTCAGCAGCACCCGCCAGTGGCTGGCCCAGCGCATCGCCCCCGCCGCCCGCGTGCAGAAACGCCGCTTCGAGGGCGCGCGGATTGACCGCCTCACCGCTGACTGGATCAGCACCACCAACAGCATCAACGAAGAGCTGCGCACAGACCTGGACCGCCTGCGCGCCCGCTGCCGCCAGCTCATCAACAACAACGACTACGCCCGCAAGTTCCGCCTGATGGTGCAGGCCAACATCGTGGGCCCGGGCGGCATCCGCCTGCAGGCCCGCGTGCAAGACGGCCCCAACCGGCCCGACCGCCTGGCCAACCAGGCCATCGAATCCGCCTGGGCCGAGTGGGGCGCGCAGTGCGACATCACCGGCCGGCAAAGCCTGCGGGATCTGTGCGAAACCCTGGTCGGCCAGCTCCCCACTGATGGCGAATTCCTCGTGCGCCTGGTGCGCGGCCCCGAGGCTGGCAACCGCTTCGGCTTCGCGCTGCAAGCCATCGACGTGGACCGCATTGACACGCTCTACAACATCGCCGCCACGCCCGGCCGCAACGCCATCATCATGGGCGTGGAGGTGGACAGCTACCGCCGCCCCGTGGCCCTGTACGTCTTCGCCGGCCACCCGAATGACGGCCACGGCAGCAACCGCCAGCGCCTGCGCCTGCCCATCGGTGAAGTGCTGCACGTGCTGCGGGTAGAGCGCCCCGAGCAAGCCCGCGGCGTGCCCTGGATGGCGCCTGGCGTCGTCAGCCTGCACCACCTGGGCAAGTTCAGCCTGGCCACGCTGCTGGCCGCCGAAAACGGCGCCAACCACTTCGGCTTTTTCCAAACGCCTGACGGCCAAAGCCCCATCGGCGCCGTGGAAGGTGAGGGCGAATCCATCACCGTCAGCCAGCCCGGCACCTATGACGTGCTGCCCCCCGGCGTCACCTTCCAGCCGCATGAATCCCGCTACCCTGACCAGGTGGTGGGCCCCTTCGTCAAGCACCACCTGCAGCGCATCGCCAGCGGCTGGGGCATCGCGTACCACAGCCTGGCCAATGACCTGGAAGGCGTGAACTTCAGCAGCATCCGCAGCGGCACCCTCGAAGAGCGTGACCGCTGGGCCGCTGACCAAGAGTGGTTCATCGCCGCCTTCCTCGAACCCGTGTACCAGGCCTGGCTGCAGTGGTGCCTGCTCAAGGGCCTCATCCTCATGCCCAACGGCAGCGCCTTGCCCGCCGCCAAGCTCGACAAGTTCCGCGCCCACCAGTGGCAGCCCCGCCGGTGGGACTGGGTAGACCCCAAGGCCGACACCGAGGCCAACATCCTCAAGGTCAAGGCCGGCCTGATGAGCCCGCAAGACCTGAGCGCCGCCATGGGGTACGACTTCGACGACACCCTGGCCGCCATCAAGGCCGCGCAAGACCTCGCCGCCGAATACGGCGTGCGCCTGACGGCCTATGACGCCACCCCTGGCGCCAACGCTTCAGCCGCACCAGGCGCCGCGGCCCCGGCTGCTGAACCCACCGCCGGCCGCGCCGCGCCAGAGGCTGCCATGGTGGAAGTGCTGGCCCGTGCGCTGGAGCGCCCCGCACCCGCGCCGGCCCCCGTCAGCGTGCACGTGGGCATTGACCGTGCCCAGGCCGAACAGATGGCGCACAACATCCAAGAGCTGCACCGCGCCACGCTCAACCAGATCCGAGAGGACGTGCAAAACATGCCCATCGTCATCCCCGCGCCCAGCGTCACCGTCGAGGCCATCATGCCCGAGGTCAGGTCAGAGCCGGCCCAGGTCACCGTGGTAAACCAGGTCGAGCCCGCCGCCGTCACCGTGGTCGACAGCCACCCCACCCGCAGCGTGCAGACCGTCGAGCGTGACGCGAACGACGAAATCACCCGCACCGTCACCACCTACGAGCGCTGAGGCCGCCCATGGACATGATGAAACACCACGTCGCCCAGCAAACAGTTGACGCCACCATCGCCAGCGCGGCCAGCAAGACCACCTACACCGGCGCCAGCGTCACGCTCGGCGGCTGGCTGGTCAGCAGCGAAGCGGCAGTGCTGGCCGGCATCGTCCTCGGCCTGGCCGGCTTCTGCGTGAACCTGTATTTCCGCTCCCGTGCAGATGCGCGGGAGGAACGCGAGCACCACGCCCGCATGAACGCCCTGCGCGGCCAGCAGCCTGGCGCCTGAACCCCAGCCGCGTCACCTGAAAGACCACCACCATGGCAGTAACCTACCCCACCGCAGTCAAGAACGCCCGCATGACGGCCGTGCGGGACCTGATCGACGCCGGCAGCGGCCCAGGCGTGCTGCAGATCGGCACCACCGGCATGGGCACGGTGCTGATTGAAGTCACGCTGGACGACCCATCCGGCACCGTCACCGGTGACGTGCTCAGCCTGAGCAACTTCCCGCGCAGCGACACCAGCGCCAACGCCACCGGCACAGCCGCCGCCGCCCGCATCCGCGACAGCAGCGGGACGGACGTCATCACCGGCCTGACCGTGGGCCTGTCTGCCGCTGACGTCATTTTGGACAGCGTGAGCATCACGGCCGGCCAGACCGTCACGATCAACACCGCGGCATTCACGCACGCCTGAGGTACTGAAAGATGGCCGCATCACAACTTAGCTACACCCCCGGCGCAGGCGCAAACGTCGCCACTGACCTGGATGCTGGCGGCGCCCACCACCAGAAGGCGCTGATCGAGCACTTGCAAGAAGGCGTGCCCACGCCCGCATCGCAGGCCGACCCGGTGCCGATGGCGCTTTACGGCGAAGCCATCGAAGCGCTGGAGGCCATGCGAATGGCTGTCCAGGCGCTCACGCGCACGATGGGCCAGATGCAGCCCGACACCGCAGCGCGCATGCGCGTTGCTTTGGACGCTATCAGTGGCGGCCTGACGCTGGCAACGATCACCACCGTGGGCACTTTGACCACGTTGAGCACGCTGACCAACCAAACCCAGATCGGCGGCCTGCCGGCCACCGAGCAGATTCCGTCTCTCATGAGACTCGGCGCAGACAGCCTGCGCCGCAACATCACAGTGAGCTGACATGCCAACCACCAACGGAAACCGCAAGCTCCTCGACCTCAAGCGTTGGGAGTTCGTATCCATTGCGCCCCAGGCAACAGCCGCCGCGCACTTCATCATTTCCAGCCGCCACTACCGGCAGCAGCAGTTGCTGATATCCAGCAACACCGGGGCGCAGCTTTACAACCCCAACGAAGACGGCTTTGTCTTGGTGCCTTCGCCCGCCCTGGCCGGCACGTTCGGTGCGGGCGCCTCGGGTACGGCCGGCAGCTTCTCTACCGGCACCACCGTCGGCGCCTCCAGTTTGACGGCAACCGCTGGCACGACTACCAGCATCACGACCAATCAGACCCTGGCCCGTGATCTGCGCGGCTACTCGGTCTTCTTCACGGGCGGCACCAACGCCGGCAAGCTGAAGACCATCGCGTCGAACACCATCGGGGCGAACGCGACCATCACGTTTGAGGGCGCCGAGGCAGTGGCGTTCAACAACACCAGCCAGTACCGGCTGATAACGCCGGTGTTCTTCGTGGTCGGCGCCGGTACGCTGGCGGCGGGGAGCTTCCGAAAGTACGACTTCGCCACCAACACCTGGACCACGCTGTCGCAGACCGGCCTGCCGGCCAGCTTGGGCACTGACGGCAAGATGTGCGGCACCCCGTCCTGGGTCGATAGCGGTTTCAAGAGCTTCGCCACCGGCACCGCCACGGGAGCCACCGGCACCACGCTGGTAAACAGCGCGAAGACGTGGGCCACGAACCAGTGGGCCAACTATCAGGTTCGCATCAGCGCCGGCACGGGCGCTGGGCAGATCCGCCCCATCACCAGCAACACCGGCACCACCTTGACTGTCCCCACCTGGACAGTGACACCCGACGCCACCAGCGTCTACAGCATCGAAGGCAACGACGATTACCTCTACTACCTGGGTAACAACGCCGTCACGCTGTACCGCTACAGCATCAGCGCCAACACCTGGACGACGCTGACGCCAGGTGTGGCGCGTGGTGGCGCCCCTGGCGCCGGCATGTCGGGACACTGGATTCACAGCGTCGCCGCGGCGGACTGGAACAACGAGAGCGACATCAAGAACGGCCGCTACCTCTACTCCTTCCGAGGCGCTGGCGGCGCCCTGCTGGACCGGTATGACATCGCGGCCAACACCTGGGCAGCGGTGAGCTACGCGCCGGCTGTCGAAACTCTAACTACGGGCACCAAATACAGCTACTGCAAGGACAGGCTTTACATCGCCAAGGAAGCCACCGGCCGGTGGTTCGCGTTCGACTTCGCCGAGCAGGCCATGCAGCCGTGGGGCGTGATGACCTACACGCAAGGCGCGGCCGTCCAGGGTGACACCGCGTTCGACGTGACCTACAAAGACGGCGCGACCGAGATCGACTACATCTACATGCTGCTGAACACCTCAACCGTTCTGCTGCGCCAACAGGTAGTGTGACATGACCATTGACGACCTCATCCAGATGGTGTCGCGGCGCCTGGCGTACCTCAGCCAGTTGCGCACATCCGCCTCCAACCTGGGGGACGCGGTGCAAGTGGCATCGCTCGATGCCCAGATCGCCGAGACTGAAGCCACCCTGTCTCAACTCAAGACGCTGGCGCCCTAAGCCATGTTTCTGACCCTGCTCCAGTCGGGCGGGGCAGGGCCCGGAGTCATCACCGGCACCCTGTCGGCCGTCGAGTCCGGCGCCGACACCCTCAGCGCAGAAGGCGTCGCCCGCATCGCGGGCGAGCTGGCCGCCACCGAAACCGGCGCGGACACGTTCAGCGCCACGGGCATCGTCCTGGTGCAGGGCGCGCTGGCGGCCGTTGAGACGGGCATCGACACGTTTGCTGCATCCGGCGTGGCGGGCGGCGGCAGCACCGACCAGCCCAGCTACTGGAGCGACCGCCCCTGGCGTGATGTCCCCTTCATCGCCATCGCCCCGCGCCGGCCGCGCCGCAAGCGGCAAGAAGACCTGATCTTCCTCGGGCGCTGAAGTTGCGCGGTGTCAAGCCGCTTGCCTTACGCACTTGACACCAGGCGCCGCACCATGCAGCGCATGAGCAAGTTGCCAGCCAATCTCCAGCGTGCCCTGCCCAAGGGCCGCACCGAGCGCGCCCTGCAGGTAGAGCGCGCCGCCATCAACGAGGAAGCGCGCACCGCCACGCTGGCCTTCGCCAGCGAGACGCCGTATGAGCGCTACTGGGGCATCGAGATTCTGGACATCAACCCCACCGCCATGCGCCAGGGGCGCCTGCGCAGCGGGGCCAATCTTCTCGTCGATCACGACACCCGTGATGTGGTCGGCGTCATTGAATCTGTCGAGGTGGGTGCGGACCGTGTAGCCCGTGCCACCGTGCGCTTCGGAAAAAGCGCACGCGCAGAGGAAGTGTGGTCAGACGTTCGTGACGGCATCCGCCGCAACGTGAGCGTGGGCTACATGA